CAGAAATCGGCTTCGGCACGCCCTACGCAGTGCGGCAGCATGAGGAGCTCCAATGGCGGCACCCGAAGGGCGGCAAGGCCAAATACCTGGAGGACGTGGTCAAGAACAACACCGACCGCTGGGTGCGGATGATCTACGACAAGGCGAAGGCGGGAAGGTGAGGGGATGAACTCGCCGGCAATCGACGTCAAGAGCATACTGGTCGCCGCATGGGCGCGGCGGGGCAGCTCCGCCCAGGGGTGGGAGTTTCACGCCACGCTGGAACCTGCCCGGCCGCACACAACGGTGACGGTCTACGACACGGGAGGCTGGGGCCCGCCGGTGAACATGCCGCTCTACAATCCCACTGTCGAAATCCGCGTGCGCGGCAATCCTGAGAGCTATCAGGATACGTACGCCATGGCCGAGTGGGTGCGCAGTGCGCTGCACTCGTACGGGCCCGTGACGGTCGGCGGCATGCGCTATCTGGCGATTCAGCAGATGGGCGAGATCACGCCGCTGGGTTATGACGAAAGCAAACGGCCGGCATTCTCGCTGAACTTCCAGGCGCACCGTGAGCCGGTCGGGGGGTGAATGCGATGAGCACGACTGACGCAATGAGATACCTGATACTCAGCATCCGGGCCGCCTGTGAGGCGGCTCTGAGCTTGATGGACGAGGAGTCCGGGGAGCAGAGACCGCCGGAGCTGACCGCGTCGCCCGACCCGGCCCTGTGCGAGCATCCGCATGACCAGCGCGTGCGCATAGACGCCATGGGCTCGGAGGGCAGCTGGATATGCGGCGTGTGCGGCTTCAACGGCTCCGAGGGGGTGAATGGCAACAGTGGGTAAGCACATCTTGAAGAACTGCCGTTGCTGGCTCAACGGCTACGATATGAGCGGCGACCTGAGCCAGATGGCGTTGACGTCCACGCCGAAGAACCCGGAGCTCAATCTGTTCGGCCCGTCAAGCTCCGTCCGGCGCATGGCAGGCCTGTGGAACACGGTGGCTGACCACCAGGGCCTGTGGGACACTGCCGAGACGGGCGGGCTGGACAAGACGCTTTATGACGAAATCGGCGTGTCCGAGGGGGTCATGTCGGTGGCTCCGCTCACCGGGGCGACCGGGGAAACGGCGTTTACGTTCGTGTCGACGGTCGGGCAGTACAATCCCGGGGGCAGACACGGGGATCTGTTTGGGTTCTCGGTCCATGCCGAGGGAGGGAACTTGATACGCGGCACGGTTATGGTCAACGGCAATCTCACGGCCACCGGCACGGGCACGGCCATGAAACTGGGCCCGGTAGCCGAGGGCCAGCAGCTGTACGCGGCTATGCACGTCCTCTCGGCCAGCGGGACCAATCCGACGCTGGTGATGGCCGTGCAGAGCGGGGACGCATACTCAGAAACGGAGCGCCTGGCCCTTCCGCAGGTGATTGCGCCAGGGGGGTGGTGGGCTACGCCTGTGGCGGGCCCGATCACCGACGAGTGGTGGAGAGTCTCATACACCATAGGCGGCACGGCTACCCCGAAGTTCCTCGCCGTGGTGATTCTCGGTATACAGGCTTAACGGAGGTGAATCCAGACAATGGGCAAGATGATCCTGAAGGATGCGTTCCTCAGCATCGATGGGAAAGATCTCAGCGACCACCTAGAGCAGATCGACCTGAACTACTCGTCGGTCATCCACGAGAAGGGCGCCATGGGCGAGAATTCGATCACCCGGATCGCTGGTCTCAAGGACTTCAAGTTGTCCGCCACGCTGCTGCAGGACTATGACGCAGCTTCGGTTGACGCGACGCTGTTCCCCTTGATCGGGGCAGCGTCGTTCTCAGTGGTGGTCCGGCCTAAGAAGGCAGTCAAGAGCGCAACGAACCCCGAGTTTACGGGCAACGCCTTGCTCGCCAGTTACCCGCCCATTTCCGGCACGCACGGCCAGGTGGCCAAGGCGTCGATCTCGCTGGAGGGCGACGGCGACCTACTCAGGGCAACAGCATAACACAGCTCAGAACCCAAACGTTAC